GGCACAGACGTTCTTGCGGAACGTCCGGCCCTCCCGGCTGATCAAGGTGCGCGGCCCGACCCGTCGCCAGTAATGATTCACGCTGGGCGGATAAGGAAGCGTCAGTGTCATGCCGCCTCCCGTTCCCAGGGGATGTCGGCGGCGGTCCCGCCCCCGGCTTCCTGCTCGCGCCGCCAGTCCAGAAAGCTCTCCAGTTCGGCTTCCGCTTCATCCCTGCTGTCGAACTCCTGCCTGCAACTGACGTCCTTCGTCCAGATCAGGCCGTCGAACGGCTCGCTGCTCATCCAGTGCCCGAAGTCGGGATCGTGGATGCAGTAGAAGGTGCGAGCTACCACGCCATCGCAGGTCTCGACCATCTTCACGACGCGTTCATTGAAGGTTTTGTCATTGGTCTTCATGTTGCTCGCTCCTTATCGCTTCCACGGCGGGGTGTTGTCGGCCACGGGCGCTTGGGGCTGCTGGCCGTTGGCACCGGCAGCGTCCTTGCGGGCGTAGCCCTTGATCTCGTTGGTCAGTTCTCCGGTGTCGTCTCGCTTCTTGAGCTTGACGGTGATCACCAGCGGCAGGTTGTGCAGGTCCACGCTGTCACGCGGCTGCATGACCCCGACCGCATGGCAAATCGCCGACAGTTCGCTGCGGGCGATCTTCACCACCGTGGCGTTGGGGTTGTTGAGGTTCAGCCGCGCCCACAGCACGCGGTTCTTGTACTCGCCCTCCAGGATCGTGAACGTCAGCTGGAGGTAGCTGCCCGACCCGCTCTTGGTGGGTTTCATCTCGCTTTCGGTGACGGCCGCGAGGTACTTGCCCGCAGGGAGCGGCTCGAAACTGGTGGTCGGTTCGACTTCGGTCGCGTTGAATCCGTTGAGGTTCGCCATCGATCAGTTCTCCTTGGAGGTTCCGGGGTTGGTGTTCTGGTTCTTCTCGCCGCCCACCACGCGCAGGCCATGAGCGGGCGAGGGACTGGCGGTCAGTGCTTGCATGAGCGCCGACCACGACAAGGGAAGCTCGGCGGGCAGGCTGTAGCGGTTCTTCGCCAGGATTACGTTGGTGCCCTGGGTCAGAAGCGTGCGCCGGTCGCCGTCGCGCGAGGCGTACAACACCGCGTCGGCCCACTCGATGAACGGCGGCGCGATCCACTGGGGCAGATCGGGCGCGGCCAATCGCAGGTCGAAGCCCTCCGGCGCGGTCATGCGAGTGTTGGCGGCGTGGGCCAGCAGGATGATGGCCATCCCGTTTTCGGCGACCGCGTTGAGCATCGGCAGCAGATCGCGGTAGACGATGTTCTGCACGATCTCGCGGGCCTTGAAGTACCCGCCATGTGCGGTGCCGAGCGTGTTGGTGATCTCGCCCTTGGCCTTGCCGTCGAGGTCCAGCACGACGTGCTCGACGATGCGCTGCACCATCCAATCGATGGTGTCGATGGCCAGCACCGAAGCGTAATCCGGCGGCGATGAAGCCAGTTCGACCAGCCACTGGCGCATCTGTGGCCAGGACTGCAGGTACGGCGTGCGTTTCAACCCGCGCACGGCCCCGGCCCCGTTCTCGCAGTCGATCAGGATCGCATCGGCCGAGGCGGCGAAGGTGGTCTTGCCGACGCCCGGCTGGCCGTAGACGATCATCTTCGGCGGCGCAGGCGTGGTCGTGGTGATCAGTGAATCCATCAGTGGCATAGCAGTTCTCCGTTCTTCGAGGTCGCCTTGCAGGTGCAGTAGTGCCAGGTCATCGCCTGGCGTCCGCTAACACGGCAGGTGCGGGTCGGGCCATTGCAGACCAGGCCGTCGGCCCGCAGTTCGGGCAGGCGCTTGTGGGCCTTGATACCGATGCGGTCTTCGATCTCGCGGGCGGTCGCGCCGGACGTCTTGACGACCGCCGCCAGGCACATTTTGCGTTGCTGTTTTGCAGCACCGCCCGTCTCCATCTCCCGACCGGCCAGCGCCGAGGTCGGCGGGTCGCTGTTGCGATAGTTCCGGTTCATGTCAGCACTCCTGACTGTCTTGGGTTCATGGTTCATGTCCTCAGTCGCTGGCCAGCGAATGGCAGGTGCGGGAGTCGAACCCGCGTCCCGTGGCTTATGAGGCCCCGGTAGCCCGGCCCTGCCCAAGTGCGCCCGTGGGGTGGCCGTCGCGGTTGGTGGACTCGCCACAAGCCGCACGGGCGCGAGAGATGCTCAGGCCACATCGAGCACGCGGACCTCCTCGTATCCCGTTGGCCAGTGGTCGCGTTGGTGGCAGACCTGAAGCCATCGAATGGCGGCTTCGTTTTCGCGTTGGGCGATGGCCAGCGTGTCCTCGCTGACCAGCCACACGCCGCAGCGGAAGGGTTGCTTCTTCTCGACAGCGACCAGATGCACCGGCACGAACTGGTCGATCACCTGGGCCAGAACGGCCCGGTAGAAGGCCATCTGCCGGTGGTAGCAGTAGCGGCGGGCGTCGGACTCAAACCAGATGATGTCGTCGCAGGTCTTGAAGTCGACGATGCCGCGATGCGGATGCGTCCAGTCGATGCGAATCTGGCATGGCGTGCCGCAGTACTCGGCCCGCAGAACGCCCTCGGATCGACCGTACAAGAGCAAGTCCACGGCCTTGTTGTTGCTGGCGACGCCGGTGGCCATCTGCTCAATCAGGTCCACCTGATCGTGGCTGAGCACCGGCTTGCCTTGGGCCTCGGCCCATTCGGCAAACGTCTTCGTGTTCGACCCGAACGGCTTGTTGGTCTTGGGGTTGATCGGCCCGCCGAGTGAGAACTGCGTCTCGTAGACATCGCGGCCTTCGAGAATCCGGACATGCGCGGCGCGACCCAACAGGTAGGCGGGCGAGTCCTTGTCTTCGATCAGCCCGAGCGCCTTGCGCCGGTACAGCAGCGGGCACTTCACGAAGTCCAGAAGTTGATGCGATGACAGATATTCGCTCGCTTTGGCGTGGTACTGCTCCGCCGGTTCGACTTCCAAGATGCTCAGATCGATGTTGATTTCCATGTCGTCACTCACCTTCGTGTTCTCCGACCAGTTCGCCTCTGGCCGCTATTAGTCAATTACCCGGCGCAGAGGCGAACCGTCGGAGAAAGGTCACGAAACGTAGAAATTCAGCCCCTTCGCTGTGAAGGCATCACGCAGCAAGGGGAGGTGCTTGTCATAGAGCGTGGTTCGCGGCACGCCCAACTCACGAGCGACCTGGGTTATGGTCTGCGTTTGGAGCAGTTCAGCCGCCTTGCGGAGCTCGGGCGGAAGGCTGGCGAGCACCGCTTCGATGTCCAGCCGAAGCTGGGTGCGTTCCTCGGCGGGTCGGCCATACTTGCCCGTGCGGATGTCCTGATCGTCCTGGTCAATCGTGGCCAGGCGCTGAACAGGCTCGTCGCTGTCGGGAACCATCACCTCTTCGTTGAGGGAGCAGTCCTCCCGCCGGTAGTCGCGCATCTCGGACTCGCGATAGCGGATGAGGTTCTGGCCCTTGCGGTCGATCACGCAGGTGACGAACAGCTTGAAATCCGACTTGCTGGGGTCGTACTTGGCCAGCCGCTCCAGCAGGTCCAGCAGCATGTCCTGCCTGATGTCCTCGAAGTCGTCAGCGGTGAACCCTGCCTTGCCGACGAGCTCTGCTGCCTTGATGTTGACCATGTCCAATGCGAAATCGTCGAAATCATGAATGCGTTCGTTAGTGTCCACTTGGGACCTCCCGTTGGCCGGGAGGCGTCGTGTGGATGCCGACAGAGGCTGCGACCACAAGCAGTGGAGGCGTTGCAGGATTGCCGCTTCTGCGGCACCCACAACGCCTCCACTTGGTGGCCGGTTAGTTGTGCAGTGTCAGTACGTTTTCAGATACATTCGATTTGGGGAGCCGACCCCCATCGCTCAGGCGCACACCTCCTCGACGGTCATCCGGAACGGAAGACCGCGCTGAATCTCGATGCACGGGATCACGCCGTCGCCCAGTGCCTCCAGCTGGGCGAACAGGTCGCGGACTTGGGCCTTGAGGGTGAAGTCAGGCTTGGCGACTTCGGGACGTGGCCCGTTGTCGCCGCCGAACTTGATCTCACGGATCACACGCGGCGGCGGGTCCATCACCGGCTGGCCGTCGCGCAA